CTGGCTACAACGCTCGCGTTAAGCTAGCATAAGGAGATTAGTACAATGGCAAGTCAATCATTTTTCGATTTAGAGTGCGCTAACCGCGACGTAAAAGTTGTTGCGGGGCGTCTTGATGTAACAGACGGCTCTGGTTCAGTAAGCACAAAGTTTGGCCTTGGTTGGTCAATCGCTCGGACTGGCACTGGTGTTTATCGAATCACTCTCGATAAGTCTTACACTGGTCTCCTTCATGCAAGCACCATGCACTATGATCTTGGTGGAGGCACAGCTGAGTATGCAATTGTGGTTACTAATGAAGATGTAGCTGCAGCAACAGCAATTGTTGATATTACCTGTGTTGTCGGCAGCTCAGGCACCCCAACAGACGTCCCAAACGGCGACGATTTCAGCTTTTGCCTCTATCTCCTGGATGGCGAAGTAAGCTAAGGAGGCAAGTTATGGCTAATAGAAGATTCCAAAACTTTCAGGCATATGATCGGGAAGTTAAAAGGCTTTATTGCAAGGCAACCATTGGCGCTTCAGGAGCACCAACACTTGTCTCTGACAATAGCCTCGGAATTAAGAGCATTGGTCGGAATAGTGCGGGTGACTACACTGTAACTTTCGGTGATTCTAGCATCACTGATAAGTACAACAAGTTGCTTTGGGCTGATGGTAAGCTTTTGGATGCAGCGGGCGAAGATATTCGCGTGCAAATCCAAGTAGATGCTGTCGCTTCCGGCACAGTTCAAGTTTTAACCTTGACCGGTGCATCCGCAACTGATCCATCAAACGGCTCAACTTTGTTCTTGGTCTTTGACCTTAAGAACAGCAGCGTGACACGCTGATGAAGGGCAAGGGCAAAGGCAAAGGCCTTGCGGTTATGATTCTTGAGAAAGCCAAAGGCAAAGATGCCGAGGCTTCTGAAGATGAAGACTACGACAAGGCTATGGATGATGCGGGCAAGCGCATGATAGATGCCATGAAGGGCGATGACGGGTCAGCACTCGTTGAAGCTCTGAATGACTTCCTAGACATGCGCATGTAAGGAGGGTTATCAGCATGGCAAATGTTGAGTTTTCGACGCTCAAGCAACGTGCTCAGCGTCGTGCTGATATGGTCAACAGCTCATTTGTGAGTGATGACGAAATCAAAGATTACGTCAATTCAAGCATAGCTGAGCTGTATGACTTCCTTGTTAAAAGCTACGAAGATTACTTCGTGGCCACAAAAGAGTACACGGCCCCTTTAGCGTCAGGTGGTGCGGCATTGCCCACTTCTTCTGACTCGGGTGGAGCCTTTTATAAGGCCTTGGGTGTTGATTATGATTCCGGTGGAATTACTTCGACGCTCAAGGCTTACTCTTTCTCTGAACGCAACGTCTACAATACGCCCTATGCTGTAATCGACCGACTCGCTGAGCCGATGTACAAGGTCGAGGGTTCTAAGATTAAGTTGATTCCTAACAACTCTCAGTCCGGCACGATTACACTGTTCTATGTGCCGCTCGCTCCGGAGTATCCAAATGCGGACCTATCAGGTAATCAGGTGGAATTTATTATTCCGGGGTTCATTGAATACGTGGTTGTAGCGACTGCAATCCGTATGCTTATGAAAGAGGAGTCTGACATTTCTGCTCTTGAGCGTGAGCGTCAGCAACTTGCTAGTCGTATTATTCGGGCCATCTCCCCGCGTGATGCTAGTGGATCATTCGCTATTCGCGATGTTCGCAAGGGTCGGTTTAGAGACGACTTTATTCTTCGATATTAGGGGGTGACGCATGGCTCGCAAATTTGTTAGCCGCTTTCATTTGCCTAGCCCCTTGCTTGGTATGCAAAGCGATATTCAACGTTTTGCGGATTCCGTTACCGATAGCGATATAACCGACGGTGTTTTGATTGAAGATATTGATCTTAAGTCAGGCCAGGATAATGTCATTGGCCATTCGCTAAATCGCCCGATAACAGGTTATATACCAGTTAGGCTGAGCGCCAATTCGGTTGTATTTGATGCTACTGGCGCAGCGGGTAATTTATCCAAAGAGTTTAGAGTTAGATGCTCCGCTGATGTCACTGTAACCTTTTGGGTGTTTTGATGGCTTTAAGAAAACAAACTATATCGTTTCCAATACTCAAAGGGTCTGACGAAAAGACATCTTTGCCTGCGTCTGAGCCTGGTTCAGTTCAAGAAGCAAAAGATGTTGTTTTCAACAAGACTGGTGAGATTGTTAAGCGCAATGGTTTTGACAATTTCCGCAGCTCTTCAGGCACCGTTGGTGATCAAAGCAGTCCGTTTAGTGGCCTTGTTACGTCCTCGACTAATACCAAAAAGGGTGTACGGCTTCACAAGTTTAAAGACTCGCTTTTGATGGCAGATGGTCAAGTTCTTTATAACAAAGTTGGCGCAAGCAACATGAAGCCAGTTGAGTTCTTGCTTGATTGCTCTTACTCAAACAACTCTGTTTTTGCTCCGTCAAACAAAAAAGTAAGCCAGGTTAATGTCATAAGGAAAACCCTGAGTAGCATTGATTACGATATCATTGTGTACGTCGAAACAACTCCCGCGCGAGCTGCATCTGGCGATACTTTTGAAATTATGATGGCTGTACGTGAGGTTGCAAGCGGATCGTTTTACAGGTCTCCTGTTTCAATTGGATCGTTTGCAAGGGCAACCACTGGTGGTTTTTATCAGGAAGTTTCAACGCTGCCTTCGGTTCACCTAGTCGAGGATTCTGGGAACAAAGTTTATGTTGTGTCTAGTCATCCAACAAACTCAGGCGGGGCGGTAAAGGTAAAAGCTAAACAGTTTGACTTTTCTGGGTCCAACCCGCCCGTGCTTAGTGCAAGTTGGTACACGCTTCGAGATACATCCTCAGCGGACTTAAACGCTCATCAAAACTGTCCGAGTATTGGGGTTGATATAAATACCGCAGAAACAAAACTTTATGTAGGTATTTACAATTACAACTCGGGATCGGTCAGCACCAGCACGGCAAAAGTTTATCAGTACGACTTTTCTAGTTATGCTTCAAATTGGGACGCCACCAATGAAGTTGATGTAACCCAAGAATCCGGCACGCCAAGGACAACTGCTATTGAAACAGAGCAGGCTCTTGGTTTTGGGTCTGGAAATTTTGCAGCAATAACAGTTAGATACGACGATCCAGAGGACTCACTTGCGTCTAGTGGCCACCCTTTGATGGTGGCTTTTACGCGTCAGATGACAGGCAAAGCTAACAACTATGAAGTTGTGTATAGGTTTATGCGTGATAATTTGTCTGCATTTGCTTCTACAGATCCTCTCACTAATGCAGCTCTTCAATATCGCACCTTGGTTAACAGCACCCAGAGTTACACCAACACCAATGCATCGGATATCTTTCTAACTACCGTGTCTCATTTTGGTTTTACGACAGGCGGCGGATCGACAACTATTCATAACACCAATAGAGGGAGTGCTTCTTTTCTCTACCCGACTGGTTCAAAACAGTCTTACGGGATTAAAGAGATAACTACTTCATCTACTAGTTCAGTTGCAGCGAAAGAAGGTCTTTTGGTTGTTGACCCGCCCACGACAGCACCGTTAGCGGGTCCGGAGGCTGGCGCTACAGCGGTTATTTATTATCAGAAAAGCGCAGGTACGACCGCTCCGGTTTTCTCAATCATAGAACCCGGTAGTGGTTTTACGGATGCCGGAACCAGCACACAAACAGCTTTTGAAACAGCGATAAATGCTGAACTCGGAGGCTCTTATACAATTAGCGTTACTTTTGATGAGGATAACGAGTTGCTTCGGACTCCGGAGCATGAGGTTTTCTACATAAGCGCCACCAGGACAGCTGGGGGGACTCCTGCGTCAATCTGTAAAAACGCATCACTGATTTCTGATAGTTTTAGAGAGTTCTCCTCTACTTCTTTTCGTACGGACGCGACAGGCGTGGGCCTTAAAACGCTCGTAAATATTTCCAGAACAAACGGAAACACTGGCAGCTTTAACTCTTTTAATGCGTTGATTGATACAGAGGGTCGATTGCTTGCCTGTACGCCTTCAGGGACATCCTCTCTAAACTACGCGTCTGACTATGAGAGTGTATATCGAAACAACATGAAGATGTTCGATGGGGTTTCAAGGGTTCAAAGAATATTGCCTAGTGGGTATGGGAAAATCTCCACTGATGTTATTTTTGGTTCAAATATACTTGTTGCTGACGGCAATACTTATACTGACTCAGAAGATAGCAGCCTTGCGAGTCAGGTTGGTAGCGATCAATTCTACTCTGTTGGCATTAGTTCTATGGATACTACGCCTGATAGATCTTTACCTGGTGTCGATATTGGATCGCAGTTCTTAGTGGGCGGCGGTGTTTTGTGTTCTTACGATGGCAACACTCTCGTTGAGAACGGCTTTTACGAATACCCAGAAGTCCGAACATTAACAGCGATCCCAACAAACTTTGGCTCAAACTTAACTGCGGCAAAAACTTATACGTACTCTTTCGTTTATGAGTTTATTGACTCTCTGAATAATATTCATGAGTCAGTTACCACTCCCCAGGTTCAAGTTGATACTTCGGCTACTAAGACTGCGGTTTGTGCAAAGGTCTATGGGTGTGACGCAAGTCTTAAAAGAGGGTCGATACGCGTTACAATGTATCGAACTACGCCATCGGGTGACGGTGTTTTGCTTAAGAAAGTGAAGACAGCGATTCTTGATGAGACTCAAAGAGACTTTACCTTCTTTGATTTTGGCGAAGTTCAGGACGTGTTTGATGTAGCACCGGTAATCTACACGACTGGCGGCGTACTCGATAACTATCAGCCGGGATCTATCACTGATGTTATTGAGCACCGTGGTCGAGTTTTCTTGGCAACGCCTACTGAGTTTGTTCGTTTCTCTAAGCCGCTTCAGCAAGGATTTGCCCCAGGTTTCCCTGTCCCGCAGTTTGTTATTGATGTTCCGGGTGATGCTTCAGATATAGCTGGCATTGAATCAAATCCAAACTTCTTATGCTTATTTACTAGGGACTCGGTGTTTGCTGTTAGCGGTGATGGCCCCAATTCCATTGGTCAGGGTGGCTTTAGTCAACCAAGCCTGCTTGGTAATGGGCAAGGTGCGGTTCCTGGTAGTGCTCATTTCTCTCATGCGTTTGGTACATTTTATATGTCTGATCGAGGAATTTATCTGGTCGGCACCAATGGTCAAATCCAATATATAGGTGCGGCGGTTGAGGATACAGTCCTAGAGGGCGTTGTTAAAAGTATTGATTTGTTTGATCATAATAACGAAATTCGCTTTTTGATACAGCCGACCACCGGAAGTTCTAAGATTTGCTGCTTTAATACGTTCTATAAGCAATGGAGCGAATGGACCCTTGGCGAGCACATTGTTGATCAAATCAATTACAGCGCCACTGGCGGAAGCGCAGATGATAGCCATTACATCCTATCAGATGACTCCCCGATACGAAGGCAGTCAAGCACGTCGTATCAAGACACTACAACTCAACTTGACTCAGGTTCGACTACGACATCTGCGTACAATATGGATGTTTCGTTTATGCCAATTAGCATTAACGGCATTCAGGGTGCTCAAAGAGCTTACCGGGCAATGATTCTATATACCACCAAAGACTCGGGCACTGTAGCTTTGTCTGTTCGCCTAGCTTTTGATTACAAAGGATTTACAGAGCAGCATGACTTAGCTGCAATGCCGAATGCACCAGAGAATCTTCGTGTTCATTTGTCTAATCAAAAATGTAAGGCCGTTCAGGTAAAGCTTGTCATTACAGGTACTAACTCAGGTATTGCCCTTAATGGTTTAGCTCTTGAAGTTGGTGCTCGCCCAGGAACCTTTAAGCT